GATGCATTAGAAAGTATGCATCCATCTGAATCAGAACTTTTAATTACTGCAAAAGACAGAAAATTAAAAGGTCTTACAGCTTCGATAGTAAACGAAGCTTTTCCAGGATTAGTTGTTAAGCCTTTGGCGGTTAAAAAAGCAGCCGCTAAAAAGCCTGCAGCTAAAAAAGCAACCAAGAAAAAGGAGAAATAGCCTATGGTATAAACTTCTTCGTTATGTAATTTTTAACTCAATCATGGAGATTAATTATGATTACACTCGAGCAACTCAAGAGAGATCAAAGAGAAGCATTTCGCTATCAAAGGCGATTGAAAAAGAAAGGTAAAGATTCACTGTCTTATAAAGCACATAAAAAGGCTTTAGCACTGGGTCATCCAATACGAGAATTACAAACAATAGGAGGTTAATTTATCAGGGGAAGCCCTGGTAAAACAGGGCGAACCCACAATTATTATGATGACAACAGCAACAGAATTACATACCTATCAAAGAGGTATTAGAAAATCAAAAGTATACCGATCATACGAAGGATTCTATGTAGAATTTTATGAAGGCGGTAAAATGGTAGAGCGTAGAGCTTTATATGAACACTCAGAACAGTACGCAGAAGATGCTGCAGAAAACTGGGTCGACGAGTTAATACAATTAAATGGCTAAATTTGATCCAAAAGAATTAGAAAATTCGAATAGAATTTATAAATCAGCAACACCGAAATATACTGCAGATTGGTATGTTAAATGGACAGCATCCTTTTTTATACTAATTGGTATGTCAATACGTGGTGTAGAAGGTTTACAATTTTATGATTTAATTATGTCAATGATTGGCGTCACTGGCTGGTTAATTGTAGGATTATTATGGAAAGATAGAGCTCTCATACTTTTAAATGGTATTGGGGTAGCTTTATTACTTAGAACATTAATTGAATTGATATAAAGGTTTACAAATAACCTAAACTATGGTATAATATACATTATGAATATTTTTGTACTCAATCACGATCCTGTCATTGCAGCGCAGGAACAATGCGATAAACATGTTGTTAAAATGATTTTAGAATCAGGGCAAATGTTATCCACAGCACACCGAATGCTAGATGCCACAGAAACACGTGGACCATCTAAGTCAGGAAAAACAATGGTTAAGAAATGGATCTTCGAAGATGATCGAGAAGATGTTTTATATAAAGCCGTTCACATGTATCATCCTTGCACAACTTGGACATTACAGTCCGCACATAATTATCGTTGGCACTATAAACACTTTGTTGCTCTATGCGAAGAATACACATATAGATATGATAAAGTCCACGTAACAGATACAAGACTAAGAAAACCTTTGGAAAGATTACCAGATAATATACCTATGAAAAAGCTTACACCCTTTGCATTAGCAATGAAAGCATTTCCAGATTGTATTACAGAATGTGCAGTAGAATCTTATCAAAACTATTACCATACTAAATTAGCTTATATGCCAATGGTATGGACTAAACGAAACCAACCATCCTGGTTTAATCCAGATGCATACGAAAGAAAACACAATAAATTAGATTGGGTTGGTCAGAATTGGGAGGCAGCAAATGCCAACGTATGATTTTAAAAATAAAGATACAGGTGAAGTGACCGAATTAGTTATGAGTATAGCTAAGATGGAACAATATAGAAAAGATAATCCTAATATGCAAATGGTTATCTCAACACCTAAACAGAATTTAATTACTGGCAAAGATGGATCAGTATTAAAACAAGCGGGAGATGGGTGGAAAGAAGTTCAAGACAGAATTAAATCCGGAATGCCTCCTAAAGATAGACATTTAATAAACACAAAATGACAGATATAAGTAAAATAGAATATGCAAAAGTGCATAATAAAGAAGGACATTTCCAAGAATATTGCCACGGCACATATGAAGAAATAGAATTCTATTGTGAACAAAGAGGATGGTATGTTGATAAATATTTCGATCATGTTAATCCTTCTACAGTTCAAAAAGGATTTCGCTATATCGGGAAAGGAGTAGATCCATGCGCTACAAACAGGGGGTTTGATTATGATAAGGCTGAGCCTATTATTGATGACTCTTGGTAGTTGTGCAGTAAAACCGGATGTAGAATATATAGATCCTACACCACAAGAAAAATGGGAAGAATGCGAACCCTGGTTATACCATGATGGTGAAGCTTGGACAAATTGCATGATGATGGCATGATAGAATACGAACCAATAGAAATAAATACCGATTTAGAACAGCACACTAAAAAAGCTGGAAGGTATTATACCGATCCAGATGGTAATAGATATTATTCTGTGACTACTGTATTATCGATTTTAAATAAAGCAGCCATAATGGCCTGGCGTAAACGCGTAGGTAACGAAGAAGCGAATCGTATATCTTCACAAGCTGCTACTCGTGGAACTAAGGTACACGACATGATAGAAAAATATATTGTTGGAGAAGACTTTGCAAAAGATAATTTAATTGCATTATCTAACTTCCAGGATATACAACCTATTATAGATAAGAATTTAACAAAAATCCATGCGGTTGAAGCAAGGTTATTCTCTAAGCATTTAGGGTTAGCTGGAACAGTAGATTGCGTAGGTATTTGGGATGGCAAACTTAGTATTATAGATTGGAAAACATCTAAGAAATACAAAAGAAAAGAATGGTGTGAAAACTATTTTATGCAAGCTTCCGCATATGCAATTATGTGGGAAGAAAGAACTGGCATGCCAATTACTAATTTAGTAGTTGCTATTGCTGGCGATGAGGGAGCTCAGATCTTTGTAGAACATAGAGATAACTGGGATAAAAAATTAATTGAAACTATAGAAGAATATAATAGGAGAAAAAACAAATGATAGGAGTAAACGAAGTATTTCCTACATTCCATATGAATGGAGTGGAAGGAGAAGAATTAGTTACTAGAAATAGTGATGATTATAGCGGATGGAGAGTATTTTATTTCTACCCTAAAGACTTTACCTTTATTTGTCCGACAGAGATCTGTGCAATGGATAAATTACTAGGAGAAGCTTTAGTCGTAGGATTCAGTGGAGATAACGAGTTTTGTAAAAAAGCTTGGAAAGAATCTTTACCTGATTCCCTTGGTGCTATAAGACATACTTTACTAGCAGATTGTGGATTAAGACTTTCACATGAACTAGGTATTGTTGATTTTGATAATTTAGTATCTTTAAGGGCAACATATATTGTTGATCCAAATGATAAGATCCAACACGTATCAGTAAATGCATTAGATACGGGTAGAAATGCAGACGAGGTTTTAAGAACTTTACAAGGGCTTAAAGCTGGTGGTTTAACAGGTTGCTCGTGGAATCCGGGTGACGATTTCGTGGTATAAAAAATGGCAGGATATTCAGGACCTTTATGCGAAGCTTTAATTAAAAAACTAGAAGGCGAGATTGCAATAGCAGTAGCCAACGTGGAAGTTTATAAAACTAATCCAGCAGGGATTGGAGAACATCCAGGTATAGTAGAAGCAATAGAAATAGAAATTGCAAAAATAGCTGAAGCAGACGATAAAATCGAAACGATAAGAAAATATTTCTCATAAATAGTGTTTACATACTGCACAAAATGTGGTATAATACACTATTATGGAAAATTTTAGAGCATACATATCAGAAGCTAAGAACAAAGGTTTAACAATCTTTGATATAGACGATACTATGTTCAAAACAAAAGCCAGAGTAAAGGTAATGCCTTCTGGTAAAACACTAACCCCTCAACAATTTAATACCTACAAGTTAGGTAAAGGTGAGGAGTTTGACTTTGGTGAATTTAAATCAGCAAAGTTATTCCAACAAACTGCGGTTCCAATCGGTAAGATGATCGCTAAGTTTAAAGCGATTCTGAAAAATGCTGTTAAGTCAGGATCGAAAGTAATAATAGTAACTGCTCGAGCAGATATGGATGATAAGAAATTATTCCTTGATACATTTAGATCTCATGGAATAGATATAGATAAATCACATATCATTCGAGCAGGTAATCTAGGTATGAAATCAAGTGCTGAAGCCAAAGCACAAGTATTCAAACAATTCCTAGACACAAATGAATACAGCAGAATTAGATTATTTGACGATGATAAGAGTAATTTGAAAGCACTCCTATCTCTCAAAGATGATTATAACGACATAGAGTTTGAAGCTTGGCTAGCGAATGACAAAGGTCAAATTAAAAAGGTGAGATAATGCCAACAAAATTTAAACCAAGTGCAACAGTAAGATTAAGAGGAGAAGCAAAAGCTACCACAACTAACTATTATATTAAAAACATTTCTAAAACGGAGTTGTTTGAAACATTAAACAATAGTAATACAACTCCTAAAAGAAAACAAAAGATTAGAAATGAATTAGTCCGAAGAGGGATTAAGATCGTAATGGTACCGATAGGTGAAGAAGTCTAACTGGCACGGCGGAAAAGGATCAACACGCCGAGGCTCAAACGATCAACAATATGCAGATAATTGGGAGAAGATTTTCGGTAAGCCTAAACCTGTAGCTAAAGCAAGAAAATCACAACCAGATCATTCAGCTACACAAGTTCACAAAGATAGGTCAAAACAAATACCTAGAAAGCATAAATATAACCATATAGAGGATACACTAGGAACATGAGTATAGACATAGAAAAATTTGATTTTGGATTTACTGCAGTAGATGAATCTGAACTAGAAGCTGTCCAAAAGACAACAACCAAACTACAAACAACTTCTTCTAAGGCAGAAGATTTAGAAGAAAAATTAAACAAATTATATAATGCCATATTACCACTGTTAAGCAATTTGAAAATGAATCCAGAAAAAGAATATATACTTTGGCCGAATAGGGTAGAAAAAGTAGAACAATTCGAGGATATGATTTCGGAGATAATTAAGTAATGGCCAGATTAGATATAAGCAATATCGATATGAATGAGATCCACGTAAAAGTGGGTGGAGCATCTAACGCTCAGGTAAGTATGAATGATACAGATGTTAGAGGTATGGCCGCTCCTGATGTAACATATGCAGGAGCAGACGGTATTAGCACTGGTAATAATTCTACTATTGCTATTGGAGAATTTAGAAATGGTGAACATACTTCTCTAGATGATTTCTTCAGTCTAAGCTCTTGGATGACCTTCCAAACTGATAGTGTTGCGAGTAATAGTTTTAATACAGCTCAGGCTTATTGTCAGATGGCATTTCATAACGATACATCAAATAGTAGGATTGAGTGCACATATTACGCTGGAGGTCAAGCAGCCGCGGCTACAACCAGTACCTCTTATATAAATTACACAGGGTTTACTGGAAATATCAATGTGAAATATACTACATCTGGAGTTGTATATGCAAACGTGAATGATGGGGATTACACATATCACGTTAAAGGCTGGCCAGGAAATACTCAGAACACTGCAGTTTCAGGATCAATGCCATACACTAATTCACGGTCAAGAAAAACTTCTGGTACCGACTATCTAATTCCAACAAGTGGATATGTTCCATTTAAATGGTTTGTAGAAGGACCAGGTTGGCAATCAGGTGGAAATATTAACAGTGGATTTGACTCAGTGGATCACACTATGAGTTTTACTGTTAGCTTTGTTTCAGATAGCGTTACATATAGCTCGACCTCTTCAACTAGGTTAATTAACCTATACGCGGGTAGAGGCCCATTAATGTTATAAATATGGGTATAAGACTCAGAGAGGAATTAAAAATGAATATTGAAAAATTGAGAGAACAACTAATAATAGATGAAGGACAAGTAAATGAAATATATAATGACCATCTTGGTTATGCTACATTTGGGATCGGACACCTGGTTATCGAAGGAGACCCAGAATTGGGGGCTTCGATTGGCACTCCAGTCTCAGAAGAACGTGTTATCGAATGTTTTGAAAAAGATGTCGAAACAGTAATAAATGATTGTGTTATATTACACGAAGCTTGGGATGGATATCCGGAAGAAGCTAAACAAGTAATAGCTAACATGATGTTCAATATGGGTAGAACAAGGTTAAGTAAATTTAAGAAACATAATTCCGCACTGCAAAGTGGGGATTGGAAAACAGCCGCTGCAGAAGGAAGAGATTCCAGATGGTATAAACAAGTGACAAATCGAGCAGAACGATTAATGTCAAGATTAGAGGAAATATAAAATGTCAGTACTAAGATTATTAGGATCAGAAGGCAATTTAGGTTCAGCATCTAATGTAGGTTTTGCTAAGTTAGTAAGAGTACTAAATAACAAAACATCTGTACAAGTTATCACACATAAAAATGCTGGTGGTACTACACTAGCTACAGTTACTTTAGCAGCTGGAGAAGTTGTTATGATAGCAAAATCAGGATCAGACACATTAACAGGTGCAGCAACTTCACTAGCAGTTAGTGTTGGATTTGCTAATTAAGAAAAGTGGCTTACTCAAGTAAGGTAGTAGATCGATTCGAAGATGTACTAAAGAATCCTGCCAAACATGGAGTTGGTAGGTTCGATCCAAACGATCCAAATGTCGTAACAGGTATGACTGGTGCTCCAGCATGCGGTGATGTTATGAAGTTGGATCTTAAATTAAACCCAGACACAGAAGAAATACTAGATGTCAAATTCAAGACCTATGGGTGTGGAAGTGCAATTGCATCATCAACTCTTTTTGTTGAAATGCTTAAAGGTAAAACAATTGCAGAAGCAAAACTTATCAAAGATAAAGACATTGCAGCAGCACTTGAATTACCTCCAATCAAACTCCACTGTTCTGTATTAGCAGAAGATTCAATTAGACAAGCAATCACCAAATGGGAAGAAAAGATTTCTCATCGTAAACATAATCAACATGATAGATCTAACTGATGCTGCGATCAATCAGGCGATTAGCAAAACGCAGGATGATGGTAACGATACTATACGAATTGGCGTTACTGGCGGTGGGTGTACTGGTTTTAAGTATATTTTCGATTTTGCTAGCGACATTCATTCATCAGATCATATCCTAGATTACGGAAAATTTAAAATAGTAATAGATGAGGATTCTCTTCCTCTTTTAGACGAGGCAATTATCGATTTTGTCCAAGAAGGTCTAAATCAATCATTTAAGATAATCAATCCTAAAGAAACCGCTTCCTGCGGTTGTGGCGTTAGTATCTCATTCTAGCACCTTAAGTTATATAAATAGATATATGGAAATATTTGAACTGATTATGGATGTGGGTGCACCAGTTGCAGGCGCCTTAGTAATGGGTTATTTTATATTCCTAATATTAAAACAGATATTAGGCGGTTTGGTTGATTCAATTAAAACACTTACTATGTTTACTAAAAGTTTAGAAACAAGAGTAACTACAATGAACAACGAAATGATCAAAATAGACCTATTGGTAAGTAGTGCACTAGAGCTTACACCACCTGTCGATCGAGTTGCTAGAGCTAGTAACTTCGTTGAAGACGGAAAAATAGACGCAAGGAGGGATTAATGGACTCAGTTACAATAAGTAATGATCCCACGATTGTTCAGCTAATTAATGATTACGGATTTCCGATCATTCTTGCTGTTGGTATGGGTTATTTCATATATTATGTTTGGCAATTTATTTCTGAAGAATTAGAACCTGTAATAGAAGAAATGCATTTTGCATTAATCAGGTTAATAGATCAAGTAAGAATGCTTGATCAGGATATGATACGGCTACAACAAAAAGTAAATGTGGTATTAGAATATAGAGAAAGGGAAAAGTTTATCGAGGACATCGAGGAAAAAGAAGCCCTTGCGGAGAAATTAGAACATGAAAAAACCAAGTAATGCAGGTTTAAACCCCTGGATATTAGCGGGTATATTTTTTGGTGTAGTATTACTAATGGGTAAAGTAAATGCCGATGAATTAGTACACGAATTTAAAAATCCATCCTTCTCAGGTATTGGTACCTCAGCACATTACTTAACTGTTGAGAACCAAGAGAAATCCAGAAGAGATGCTATTGCAAAAGATTTAGAAGCAGCTTTAAAACAAGCAGAAAGAGACGCAGAGAATACCACGCTTGCTAAATTTATGCGTAACTTAGAAAGTAGAATATACGCACAACTATCTAAACAACTGGTAGAAGAGTTATTTAAAACATGTTCAGTAGAAGCAGTAGCAGCTGGAACTTGTTCAGAAACAACATTCGGTAGTTTTGTATTAGAAGGTAATACAATAACATATCAAAAAACAATGTGTGATGCCTCCCTTTGGGCTTGTACTCAAGGAGATGATGTTATTGTTATGACAATCGTGGCAGAAGATGGAACAGAAACTCAAATAGTAATACCAATAGGTGCGGGGACAGTAGGCAGTGGAGATGGTTAGAAATCTATTTTTAATATCATTACTTGGCTTACTTACCAGTTGTGCTTCTATAGTACCTGTGAAAGGATTAGATGCAACTAATTGTAACCCAAATATTGGAATGGCATGTGTTGAAAAACCCCAAGTGGTTGAAATGCCAACACACGAAGAATTAAGGAATTTACCATCACCAGAAAAACCAGTCGTTGTAGCCGTATACAAATATATGGACAAGACTGGACAAAGAAAACAAAAAGGTAATGCAGCAATGTTTAGTACTGCAGTATCACAAGGTGGTGAAACAATGCTAATAGATGCATTGAAAAGTGCTGGTGAAGGAACATGGTTTAGAGTGGTAGAAAGAGTAGGATTAGATCACCTTACTCGAGAACGACAAATTGTTCGTACTACTAGAGAACAGTATAACACTGATGGAAAAGATGATACAGGTCTTGCCCCATTATTGTTCGCTGGAATTATTCTTGAAGGCGGTATCATAGGTTTTGATACTAATATCGAGACAGGAGGAATGGGAGCTAGAACGCTCGGTGTTGGTTACTCACAACAATACCGAAGAGATATAGTTACTGTTTCCCTCCGAGCAGTGAGTACATTAACAGGAGAGATTCTGCTTAATGTCCAAACATCTAAAACTATTCTGTCGATCGCAGATGGTTATGATGTATTTAAATTCGTTGACTTAGATACCCAGTTGATAGAGATTGAAGATGGGATGACAGAAAACGAATCAGTGACACGGTCGCTTCGCTCAACAATTGAAGCAGCTGTGTTGGAAATAATCTATCAGGGAGATGAACGAGGATTCTGGGAAATCAATTGGCCAGTAAATAAAATAATAGAAAGTAAAGTTGGTGAGATTATCGACGATGCTGAAATCATTTATACTAAACCAGTTGAAACTTCTGAGATTCCTATTGAAGTTCCTACTCCTGATAATATAGAGGAAATAAGAGGATGAAAATGTTAAATAGATATATCGCATTTTTATTTATATTATGCCCTGTGGTTTTATTTGCCGGAGCAAACGATAACGAAGTTAAGCTTGACCAGGCTGGTGACACACTTAAATTATACATTGACCAAATAGGTTATGGTAATAAAATTTGTGGAACTATCTCATCTGGTGCTTGTGCTAGTGATTGGACACTAACCGGTAATACCGTAACGATGGATATTGATATGATTGGTAACCTAAACCAAATCTTCGGACCAACCCTATTTGATAGTACTGATGTTGACTTAAAGTTAACTGGTAATAGTAATATCTGGGATTGGAACGTAGGTTATGGTGGAAGTGCTGATAGTTCAGTATTAGATGTAGACATTACTGGAAACTCAAATACATTCGATATTGACTGGGCTTATTCAGCTTCAGCCGAAAGATTGGATTTTGATTTAGATATTACTGGTAGTTCAAACGTCTGGAATATTGATATTGAAAACGATGATGCAACTTGGAATGTTGATGTTGTAGGAAGTTCGAATAACTTCTTAACAACCCAATCCGATGGTGCTTATAATTCAATCACTATGGAATACATAGGTTCGAATGGAGACATCGATATATTACAATCTTCAGGTACATGCCCAACAGGCGTGTCTGGATGTTACGGAGTTATAAATGCAGATTTTGATTCAGAGAATGCAATTGTTGACATTAAGCAAAAAGATACTGGCGACTAGTTTATTAGTTAGTTCTTTTGCTTTTGCAGACAATATTGGCGATATAACAGAACACAAGGGCAGTGGTGGGATAACTCGCGAAGGTGAGAGTTTTACCACTGAACTTGGACTAGGTGTCCAACAACTGGACGCAATTGAAACGGCCAAGGGTCGTATTAAATTAACCTTTCTGGACGATACAGTATTAAGGTTAGTAGAACACACAGAGGTTGTTCTAACTAAATACTATTTTGATCCAGATAATACTAAGAACAATTCTCTTGGTATGAAATTTGTATCTGGTACTGCACGATTCGCTACAGGTGGATTAGGATTAGTACCAAAAGAAAATATAGTAATAACAACTCCAACAGCTACTATTGCAGTTAGGGGAACAGACTTTACTACTACCGTGGATGAATTAGGTCGAAGTTTAGTTATACTTCTACCAGAAACAGAATGTACAATCGATGGAGATTGTTCACCATCTGGAGCTATCACAGTAACAAATGAAGGCGGTACGGTATCCCTAACCGAAGCATACCAAGCAACAATGGTATCAAGCTTTGATAAAATACCTACACAACCTGTTACATTAGATAATATAAATCTAAATATGATAGACAATATGTTTATCGTAGCACCACCGCAAGAAATAAAAGAGGTGGTAGAAGAAGAAAGCAAAAGTTCAGATAGTAGTACTTCTTTATTAGATTTTAATGAACTCGACCAGGATTTATTAAAAGAAGAATGGGAAGAAGAAGACCTCGAGTATACTGAACTAGATATGGATCTATTGGATGTAGATTTCTTACAAGATGTATTAGTTGCTATTGAAGAAGTTAATATATTAAAACGTAGTACTCAGTCAGCTAACAACGCAACAGGTACAGCTGATATTCAAGGAACCATTTTAGGCTTTGATAAAGATACGCAATATAATACTATCATAGATCAAGGAATGGGGCAGATATGGTTTTATAGAGAGGTGAATGGAATCATCTCTGTAAAAATACCTGTAGATAGTAACACAACACTTAGGAGTGAAAATGAGGGAAAAGAAAACCTTATTACTGTTGGCGATGGTCAGTCTATCGTTATCATCATACGTCAAGGCGGGTGATGAGCACAATCACGTAGAAATAGACCAAGTTAGTTCTAGTGATAACTTTAACCTGAGTATAGAACAGATCGGGTATGAAACCCATGCAAGATTCTCTTTTGACCACAATAACAATACTGTAAATCTTTTACAATCAGGAAACAATATGTATTTTGGATATTCAGATGCATGGGGTTCTGGTTATAGTTGGGGTGGAGATTTAGATGGATTACGTAATGAGATAGATGTAAGACAAAAATGTTCTGTGACTGTTTGTAATGCTAATGATTTCCAATTTCACGTTTGGGGTGATGACAATAAAGTCGTATTCGGACAAGGATATGAAAACAATAATAGTACTACACCAAACTGGAATTATGACGGAACAGAGCCTGGTGGAAATTTTGTCAGATTAGATATTCACGGGGACAATAACGAATTTAAGGGAAGTCAAAAGCAGGATACGAATACTATATCCCATTCTATAATAGCAAATATATACACTGATAATAATGATGTATACGTTAAACAAATGCAAAATGGAAACAAATCATTTACTCTTACAATTAGAAATTCGCATGGTAATGAAGTTGACGTTGTACAGAAAAATGACGGAGCTCATACAGCAACAGTAAATTTATTAGGATCACAGCCAACAGATTTATCTTTAACACAATCAGGTAGTACAACACAATCATATACGTTATCCCAAAATTGCGTGACAGTTGGTGGTTGTAGTATATCAGTAACACAGAATTAGTATTGCATAGTATAACACTTTTATGAAATATATAACAACGATTTGGACAAGTATTGCACTTTGTATTGCACTTTTAGGCATAAGAGTTTTAGACCCAGTTTTAGTAGAACAATTAAGATTAAATAGTTTCGATCAATATATTCAGAGCTTACCCGACAAGGAATCCGATGTTGTTCTACTATCATTCGGAGAAGAAACTCTAGCCAAGTACGGTCAATACCCTTTCCCAAGACATACCTACGCACAATTAATATCCGACTTAAGAAATGCTAATGCTGGAATGATAGCATTTACTATTATGTTTCCAGAAGCAGATAGGTTTGGTGGTGATGAGGTATTTATTTCCTGGGTAAACAATAACGGAATCATTCTCGCGCAAGACGCGTCCTCTCGCGGGCGCTCGGATACGGCCCCGTACGTGGGTACGGCCACGCTCGGCGAGGGCGACGCGTACGACTTTGTTCCTAAATATAGTGGATTAGTTACAAATATAAAAGAACTAGAAGAAGCAGCATGGGGTGTAGGATTAATAAATGCTGGTAAAGAAGTAGATAATATAACAAGGCGTATTCCTTTATTGTCCCAAATAAACGGACAGTTATATCCTAGTATGCCTTTGGAAATCATAAGAGTACTACAAGATAAAAAGTCTTATTCACTAAAAGCTGATGTGGATGGTATAAAAAATGTAATGATTCCACCGTACGATCCTATTAAAACTGATTACAATAGTTCCATATGGTTAAATACAAATTATACCCATAAAGAATATGAGTATGGGAAAGATGAATTACCTAATCTTCAAGGTCAAAACATTGTTGTCGGTCTAACAGCAAGTGGCCTTGCTTCTCAAATACCCACTCCTCAGGGTTTGTTTTCTGCTCATCAGCTACAGGCTTCTGCTCTTCAAACGGTAATGGATGGGACTTCAATATCTCGTCCTCAGTGGGCTGGATTGCTTGAGTTAGGTTTAACTCTAATTGGTTCTCTGGTGATTGTGATAGGGATATATTACTTTTCCGTTGCGATAGGAGCTGTACTCTCCGCCTTGATCGTGTTTGGTTATTCATCCTATGTATGGTACGTCTGGACCTCAACGGGTATACTCCTTGATCTAACCTATCCTATAATAGTATATATACTTTCTTTTTCCTCAGCCGCATTCAATAACTTTTATATACAATTTAAATTAAGACAACAGATAAAAGGACAATTTAGTACATACTTATCTCCTGATATGGTTAACATGCTAGTCAAAGATCCTAGTTTAATGAAGCTCGGTGGAGAAAGAAAAGAAATGACATTCATGTTTATGGATATAATAGGATTTACTCCTATATCAGAAGCATATAAAGAGAACGATGATCCAGAAGGATTAGTAGAATTAATTAATTATTACTTAGATACCATGACTAAAATTATATTAAAGCATGGAGGAACCATAGATAAGTATATGGGAGATTGTATAATGGCTTTCTGGAATGCTCCCCTTGAATGTCCAGATCATGCAAATAAGGCGGTCATGACCGCGATGGAGATACTTGATGCGGGAAAAGAATTACAAAAAGAATTGGAAGACAAAGGTTTGCCTACTATTGGCGTTGGTATTGGTATCAATACCGGCGACTGCATCGTTGGTAATATGGGATCGGAATCACGATTTGATTATTCCGTTATCGGAGATTCGGTCAATCTCGGTGCTAGACTCGAGGGCCAAACGAGAAATTATGATGGGGTGGACTTGCTGTTATCATCCTACACTTATCAATCAGGTTTATCAACAGCAGTCCGAGAAGTTGATAGAATACAGGTTAAAGGCAAACGAGAAAAAGTTACTATCTATACCCCTATACCCGGAACCAACTCCGGCACAGACTAGGTTATTTTGGATTCTAAACGCACTAGATCTTATAACCACAATACAGGGTTTAAAGGATCTAGATATATATGAACAAAATCCACTTCTCGGATCTGACCCTTCCAACTTAAAATTAGTATTACATAAAGCTATTCTTGGCCCAACTATATTAAATAACTTTAACAACGAACAACTGAAAATTACCAATACTCTGCTTGGATTTGCAGTAGCCAACAATATGCGCATAATATCTAAGAAAAAAGTCTGGTAACGTCACAATTTCGTGAACTTTTGAAAAAAAGGTTTACAAACTCCTTGAAATACGGTATAATACACCTATATTCAACAAAAGGAGTTAATATGAAAACATTAAAAAAATTCGGTCTACTAGATATAGACTTTCTGCAGGGCTTAGCTTTGTTTATTTTTCCAATTATAATTAAGGTGGTATCATAATGAAATTAATATTTGACGTAGACGGAACACTTATGGATGTCGAACATAGAAGACACTTTGTATCTGGTCCTTCAAAAGACTGGGACAGCTTTATGGATCCAAAGGTTATGGAGGGTGATTCTCCAAACCAACCTGTGGTAGATATAGCATTAGCTATGGCAGCAGCGGGTCACGAGATAGTGGTTGTTTCAGCTAGAAACGAAAGACATAGAGAAGTTACTGAATCTCAATTGAACGCAGCTGGAGTACAATTCCAACATCTTTTCTTAAGACCAGATGGTGACTTTAGATCAGACGATATGTTCAAAGAAGAAGTTTTGGATGCTCTTATAGCTAACGATTGGAAACCAGATATGGTATTCGATGACAGAGATCAGGTCGTAGCTATGTGGAGAAGACGAGGTCTCGTATGTGTACAAGTGGCGAAAGGTGACTTTTAATATGAATGTAACGTTTCGTCACAATCACGTGAACTTTGCAAAAAAAGGTTTACAAAGGGTCAAAAATACGGTATAATACACACATCAAATTTAAAAATAAGGAGTTAAATATGAAATTAGTAATCAACACACAATACAGAGAAAACTACGCGGCTCATGACGAGGATTATGTCCACGGTGTTTCTGAAGCACATTGGAAATTCAAAGGCGGTACTACTTACGTAGTTCCTAACTTTAAGGATGTTAATAATGTCACTGAGGTGATGAAGCAGCTTACTACTCTTATCGAGTACGGTAATCCTGGTTCAGAGCAATATATCATCGATTGGGAAATCGTTGAAAATAACGCTAAGGTTTGCGAAGATTGGGAAACTGTTACCCAAATCTTTATTGATGGTGATAAAGTCACTGCACTTAAAGTTATCGATAACCGCGAAGATGGTTATATGAGAGATGAGATCTTAGAACTTACTGAAGCTTGGACAATGCTTCCTAACTCAGAAAGATCTAAATATACTGGATCTTATCTAATGCGTGATGGCGACATCTGCAATAGTCAGATTGACCTTAAAAACTGGTTCGATACATGCGGCCAAGTGGAGGTAGTATAATGAGAATTAGTACATATTTAATGACTGTCGATCCTTTAGATGCAGGCGGTATGCTAGAATTAGAAACCGTTAGAAAAGCTTTAAAGATCGCAGGCAATGTATTTGGCCTACACGTAAGAGGAAGAGGACCAAGAAAAGAAGCTGCTATAAAAGATGGCAAAGGACCAAGAGGTTATGATATGTATTTACCTCTTAGACATGCAACAAGATACGATGTTTATTTAAGGAGAAGATAATGGAAAGATATTTAATAACAACAGAGTCATACATATATGCTAAAGACGAGAAAGCTGCAAAGTCACTCGCAGGATATATTCAAGGCAAACAAAGAAAGCAATACGACAATCAACATTGCGTAACAAAACTAGAATATGCCCCTTTCGGTGGTGGATTCTCAGATAAGAATTTAATAGAAGGAGAAATACTTTAATGGAAATTTCCAGATATTTAGTAGAGAATAGCAATGTTTATGGCGGTACGCAAAGAATTTATAAATTTCCTAATGGGTATGGTGCTTCCGTTATATGTCATAAAGGAAGTTATGGATATTCTAAAGGACTTTGGGAACTCGCGGTTCTCAACGAGTTCGGTGAGTTGGACTATACTACACCTATTACTAACGATGTTCTAGGGCATCTCTCAGAAGAAGAAATTATTTTGAAAATAAATGAAATTAGGGGTTTACAAACATCGTAAACTATGGTATAATACACCCTACAAAACAATATTAATAAGGAGTTAATATGAATAGATTAGAACTAATCAAACAAGCGGCTTTAAAAGCCAAAGCAAAAAAAGAAAACACAACAGTCGAAGAACTAGAATTCCAAGAAACAGTTCGTAAGCTCGACGAGCGTAAAGCTAAAATCAAAGAAGAAATGAAACTTCATAAGAAGCTAACTAGGTCAGTCCAAAAAGCTGGCAAACAAACTGCTAGCTCTTTAGAATGTTTTGCACCAGAGAATATGTATTACTCTGAAAAAGATACTGCTAGGTTCCTAGAAGGTTCATCTTACATGGATGCTTACAATGCCAATAGATCGGCAGATGGAGATTACTAATGAGAGAAGTATTATTTAATTATGGCGAATGCCAAATACAAAGGGATAAATCCCCTGATGGTATACCAAGATGGATCGTTACATGGAAAGATGGTTCAATGCAAACTTATAATGCAGCTTGGTATCATTTAAAAGTAGTTAGACAATTCGTAGAGGCTAAATTAGCAGATGGGTAAGTTAAGACAATGGCTACGTAGATGGTTTGATACTCAAATAGAAAAATCATTCCAAAGAAAAGCAGACAAACAGTTTATGAAACATAGTGTAGAATATAGAGACGGAGATAACACATGACACAATATGATGAAAAAGTCGAACAGCGAAGACTTAAAATGGAAGCTGAAGAATGGGCAAAGGGTGTTAAGACATTACATGCACACTCCCTAAATTCAATGTGGTACGATA